CGATTGGTTCTTTTTCCGGAACGGATGTAGTTATTTGAAATTTTTTAAAATAAGATGGGTCGAGTCTTTTTTGCAACTCATCATATTGAAGTTCTGTTCCACCTTTTGGTTTCATTTTATTTTAGCGGCTTTTCTCCGAATACGTCAAATCCTTTAGGGATAATAATTTTAACATCTCTTTTTATATCTTTTGGGTCAGCATTATCAAGTTTTAATTCCTCTTCATTTTTATATACTTTACCTGTTTTAATATTAGTTATTGTAGTTTTAGAATCACATTTTACTCTTGGAATTTTTTCTCCGTTAATAATAACAAAATCTGTCATGTTCTATCTTGCTCTAATATTGCTACTACTCCAGTAATTACACTTGCATGGCTTGATGTAATTTTTAGTTGATCATTTTCTTCAAATACTTTAACACCTGTAAGCATATCAGATGTTATACTACTGCCTAAAGTCCTTTTTGAAAAGTTAAATGTGGCACTAGCTGAATTATCTAATATAGAAGCAGTTACCGCTACACTACCTGAACTTGCGTTTAATACTTGAATACTTTTTACTAAAGCTACATTCTCTGCTGGACAGGTATAAATTGATACTGGATTAGTTGTGGTTAAACTAAATTGTCTATTTACAAATTTATTTGCCATTATCTTCCTTGTCCATTGTATTTCTTATACATGCGTTTCTCGCTTTTGTTAAGATTTTTTTTATGTCTACCCGGTCTTTTTTTAGGTTTCTGTCTTTCATACCATGTTGTCCCAAATTGACTTTTTTTCTTTTTGGCCATTAATCGTTAATAAAAAAACTCACTGCTTCTACATCATCTTTAATATCTTGAGGATAAGTAGTATTTAATTTTTGAACAACTTGATTTATATCTCTTCCAAATTGATTTAAATTTTCTGCTTGATATGTTGGAGTTGCTTGAGCAACGATTTGCACTAGCTTTGCCATTACCTTCTGCCTCCGACATGTATATCTGCTCTAAATGTACCATATCTCCAAGTTTGCCCAGATCCTGTGTTAGCTATTTTAAAAGATGCGGCTCTCCCTCTACTCCTTGTAAATACTTGAGTTGTTGAAGAATTAACTGTAAAGGGCCCAGTAATTAAAGGTCCACTAGATGATGATGCTCTGCTATCCGCAGGAAAATCTCTTAATAAAATAGTTACTTCCGCGTCGCCTTGTTGGTTTTTAAAATCAGGAATAAATCTACTTATTCTTAACATAAACTCTCCGTCTCCAGCAATACCTCTTTGATCTAAATCAAAGTCTCCTGATTCTATATTTGCTGGAATAGCAGTTGTTCCTGATGTAGTTACTTGATCAGTGCCTATTTCATGTGCATAATAAGTTGTTGCACCATTAGATACTCCGCTAATTGAACCTTGAGTGGGTGTACCACTTTGATTAAATTGAGTTGCATAAGGTTTATTATATACACCTTGATCTACCCAAGTAGTTCTTGGAAACAATGAGTTATCATTTGTAGTCCATACTCCACCTGGAATGTTTTGAGAATCTCTTGTGTTATAAGTTACAGATCTATCTATAAAATTACTTGAACTCGAAGGATAGAACCAAGTTATTTCATTAAATTTATCATTTACACCAGCGTGAACTATAAGTTCTGAACTATTATTTAAATTACCAAATACATCATCTTCAACTAAACAAGGCAATTTTTTAACTGATGCGCCATCAAAATAAAAGAAACTATCTTCTGACATCCAATAAATTATACCATCTACTTCAATAGCAGCGTGTTGAGATATTAATCCGCAGTTTGTACCTACTTGTTCAAAACCGAATGTAAAAGGTGCTCCAATAAATCTCATGGTAAATAATGCGGTATCAGACCAAATGTAATTACCATTTCTACCTCTTAATACTCCTACTATTTTAGATCCATCTGCAAGTCTTTGCGTGCCTGCAGTATTTGTTGCAGTGGGAGTATAAGTATTTATATCTTCTTGATCAGAAAATCTTAAAAACATTGCGTCTTGTGAATCGGTTGTACCTATACTTGTCTCAGTTCCGAAGAAACATAAGTGTCTATCAGGTGTAGATACTAATAGATCTCTTGAAGCAGTAGGTGCATTTGTAATCAATGTGGCTCGAAGTGGTGTGGATATTGCTCCTGAAGCTGTTGGATCCCATTCTACCGCAACACTATTAAATATTAATGCAATTAATTTTTGTCCGAAATTAGTTAATCTCCATTGAGCAGGCTCAATATCGACTCCTAAACCACTGGCTTGTCCCCAAGGGACATAGTTAGTTGCGTTAGTTACAGTTGATCCATCTGCGTGAGTTGCATCTGTTGTTCCTTGAGCACCTCTACCTAAAGTTTGTAATACATTACCAGCTTTATTAGCATATGTAATAAGTTCAGTTCCTATTAAAACTGTTCCTGATGTTGGAAATAAACTAGCATCTGTAAGTGTTACAGAAGTTGTATGGCCTGCAGCAAGTGTTCCACCATTATTCATAGTAGTAAGTGCTGGATTTAAAACTGTACCTCCATAATATCCTGTACCAAAACCAAAACCAGGTACCTGCGTAGTGTTACCAACTACATAATAAAAGTCCAAGGTCGCGGATCCGGTAGTCGTGAATGCGCTCGCTGCTCCCTCATTAGAGGGCATTTGTATTGTAAAAGTTGTGGATGTTGGTACTGTTTGTACTTCAAATGTCTTAGTAAAATCTGCAGCTGTAAATGAGGATGAACCTGGAATACTAGCTACATTAGAAAAAACAATCAAATCACCAACAGACAATCCTGTTGATGAAGGACAAGTTACTGTAACAATATTTGAATTATTGGTTGTTGTAAAACAACTTGTTAAAGATTGTTGTCTAGAAGTTTCTAAAGGATGTATATCATAAAACGCACCCTCATAATAAATATATAGAATTTTACTTGTTCCAATAGCAGCATATTTGTTACCTGCTAAATCAAACCATGTATGTTGATCTCTTGCTACACCCACTAAAGTGTTGGTACCTAACTGTTCCCAACCACCAATTTTTTCAGGTAATCCATATCTAAACCTTACATTTTCACCATTAACCCATCTACCTTCCGCACCAGTCTCGGTTAATTGTTTATCAAATCCAGGTATTAATTGTACTTTTGCTAGAGCCATAAAAGTAGTATATTATAAAAGATTACTTTTTGAAACCCTTGAACCATGCAGGAAGACCAATAAATGGCCTTTTATCAAATTCATTTTCTT